ATGAGGTAGGGGGTGCGTTTTTAGAGACCCCCTCCCCATGCCTTTGAGCCCTGCGGCAGCAGTGCAGATCAAGTGATAATTTGTTTGTATTGACTTCAAGTTCAAATATTTTCAGAAAAGAAAACAAATCATGACGAGAAGATGCTGGGGTTATTATTCCGCATTATTGATGTCACAGAGGTTGGTATTCCACAAATACAATAAGAAGGAACAAGAATTTTATTCAAAGAGTATTAGACCTTAACCTATAGTTCAAGCCTTGTCTGCTTTTGATGTCTTAGTTCTCTTCACTTTCTTGTAAATATTCATGAAGTCATAACGAATGATCTCATCAATTGCTCTTTCAATCTCTTGATTGTTCTCTTCTTCAGAGAATTGGTCAGAAGTATGAGCAATTCTATCGAGATAAGCGCAAGTGTTGTAACCCTTTTCTACATCGAACAGGAACCAATCGGAGAACTGTTCAAATGGATCGTAAGGGTTGTCAAATGTGGTAAGGGCACAAGAACCATTCATACCAGTCACTCCTTTCAATTCAAGTAATTAGACACTGTGCTTGTTGAAATACCAAGAGCTTCAGCAATTTCAGATGTGCTGTAGCCAGAAGCATTCATCGAAGCAATCTTATTCTGCTTTGCAGTGCTAAGAGTAGTTGTCGCTCTCGGTGTTGCACGCTGTCTAAGACTGTCAATGTCCACATTGTCAATGATTTGGGTAAGCTTATTCTCACTGATAGCACCAGCCTGAATTGCTTCCCACTCACGATCTGTAATCTTGATGGTCTCTCGCTTTGCACCGACGGAGGCACGAGCCTGAGTGAGCGCCTGCTGGCTTGCTTTCTTAAGCTCACCCTTTGTCATGTCCGGGTTATCCTGCTTTTTAGCAGCCACCACCGCATTAGCCATAGTCTGAGCCTGCCTTTCTCTGGGTGCATTCTTCAAAGCTACATTAAGCTTAGCATTCAGAGAGTCAACCTCAGCTTGATAGGTCTCTTTTGCAGTGGCGGAGTAGGGTACTTTTCCGGTGGAGAGGATCTCAAGACGAGCCTGGTTGCCCAGGGCTTTCATTTTGTTGGCATATTTAGCATAAGCGCGCTCCACGGGGGTGTCAGCTTCAGACACCAGGGTATATGCATCCTTTGCTTCAGCCATCTTAGTGCTGGGCTGGGTGCGCTCTTTGACTTTACCAGTCCGCTTATCGACATAAACAGGATCATCCACATCTTTCCATATGTATTCTCCTGTCTTTTCATCGATTTTAGGACTGCCTTGTCTCTTGGTAACGGAAGTCTCAGACTTAGCACGAGAAATCAGAGTTGAAGCACCCTCATGGTACCTTCCATCTTCATCAACCGTGCCCTGATACTTCTTTTTCAAAGAGCTGATACCGTTATCGATCTCGCTTTGCTTGTAATCCAGCTTGTGCTTTTCAGCATCAATGACCACCATACTATGACGAACTGCTCTTGCAAGCTCATCCTGTGTGGCTCCCTTCAAAGTCATGTCGGTAATCAGATTAGAAATGACGCCCATCTCTTTCTGTGTGTTCTTCATAGGCTTGAAAGTGCCAGCAGGTTTTCCGCCATACTCCAATTTCGGGTCAAATCCTTCAAGACCCTTCAGATAAGAAGTAGATGTGATTTTAACCTTGCTTTTACTGGAGTTACAGGGGATAACCATGACAGTATCGCCATCAAAGTCAGCGCCTGAAAGCCGCTCCGCAACCTTGCTGTTAATACCGATGGCATCTTTAGGAGTGTTGCCAAGAATTCGGCGAGCCTCTGCCTGCTTGTTATTTACCGTTAGGATAGGAATCTCAAAAGTTCCGCCATGCGGATAACGAACCAATGCTACTGTTTCGCCATTCTTGTAATTCGGAGCATACACTTCGTTGTCTTTCATCGAAGTGATAGGTAGAATCACCTGATATTTCTGACGAGGAAGAGCAGCCGCTTGAAGGTGCACAGCAGCAGAGTCGCAATCATCTGCAAAGGATTTCAATAAGGATTTCTTTACCGTCGGATTGGTCAGTGAGCAGATTTCATCAAATTCAACCATCTTATCAGATGCCGCAAGATCCAACTGCTTATTGACAAGGCTCAGGCTTTGCTTAGAAAGAAACTGAGAAGGAAGTTTATCTGCCCATTCGCCCCAGTCGCCCTCTTCGGCACGCTTATTGATAAGAGAAAGCTGTCGTTTGCCATTGGCATCAATATAATAGCTCTGTCCGCCGGCTTTAATGAGAGAGCCAAACGGATTGTCGGGGTCATCCTTGACCTTCTTCAGAACATCTGATGTCGGAGTGCCCTTTTTCTTATTGGTATTAAACATTACATCCACGCCATCAGGAAGATCATCGGAATAAACAGCCATTCCTTTCAAATATCTATTACCGTCTACCAGAATGCGAACCTGAGCATAATGGGAGTCACCGAGAGACAAGTCGTCTACACCACGACGGATTTCAATAACACCATCTTTCTGGATGCCGCCGTCTTCTGCATAACGGATTTTCAAGCGGCTTGAATCCATGCTTTTAGGATAGACAAACTTGTCGAATGTCTCGCCGTCATCATGAGACACATAGTCTCTGACGGAATGAACATTTTCGAAATTATAAATCTCTTTATGCTCTGTTCCGGGAGGACACAGAACTTTGATGTTGGTCTGCTTACCAGGATTTGTAACCTGAGGAACGCCGCCACCATAGACCGGATAACCTTCCATTTCCAAAATATAAAGAGCCTGGTTCATTTTCTCTTTCGAGATACCAAGCTCTCTTTCGACTCCGGTTCCGACATCAATCATGCCTTTTTCCGCAATCTGTTTTTTCAGAAATTCAGCGGTCTGTTTCGCTTGATTCATACGGGCTTCAGAACTCTCATTCAAAAGTGAACGAACCGAAGAATCATTGGCGAAACCCATCTTGTCAGCGATCTCGTTCAAACTATAGCCCTTAGCACGAAGAGCTTTAGCCGTAGCGACATCAGCAGAACGGCGTTCATCCTTTGCAAGACTCATCTGGGTACGGAATTGAGTTGTGCTCAACCCCATAGATTTTGCAATGGCTACTTCTCCTGTGTAGGTTTTTCCATCTTTATCGGTAAAGGTGAAATTGGACTTTTTCAGCTCTTCTACACGGGAAAGAAAATCGCCGCTGTGTTGATAAGGGTTGTCACCCGAACCCCAAGGATAACGACCAGACCTTCTGGGCATACCGTAATGCATTAAAATATCATCCGTGAGACTCATGGTTTAACCCTCCTGTTCTTTAATTTTTCTGATGACCTTGTCGAAGGTAATAATTTTGTCCATGATCGGAACAATATCTTCGGCAGTAGGTGTGTGATACAGAATTTCATTGTTCTGGTATAGACGAAGCTCCATCTCAATTTCAGAGGGCTTCACTTTGTACTCCAAACAAAAAAGAGCAGCATATATTTCAAGCTGCTCCATGTGTGCCGGCACAACGCCGGTTTTAAGATCATGAATACGAAGGGTGCCGTTTCGGAACACAATCGTATCAGCAGTGCCAAAGCAATTTTCCGAATAGAACAGAATCTGCTCGGGCACCATGCGAAAACTGATTGCATCATTGACATACATGTTTAATGTTTTCTGCGACTTGGGAAGTTTTTGCCCCAGTGTAATACATTGACACGCAAAGTCATGCAGAACAGTTCCTCGCTGCGTAGCCAAAAACTTTGAATAAGCATCGGCTACTTTTGTTTCGTCATAGTTAATCCAATGATACTTGCTGGCACCAAGAAAAGCGTGTTGCCCTTCAAGATTGGAATGATTGTTGAAGATCATTCAGCACTTCCTCCTTGTTCTCGGGGCAAATGAATCTGGAAAAAGACATCTCGTCCATCTTGCCCACATAATATTCTTGGTTTGGTTGCTTTTTTGCGCCAGCGTGTTGTTTACATTCCAGAGCAGCCCATTTGTCATTAAACAGAATAAGCAGATCAGGAATGCCCTGTAAATATCCAGAGTCACTTTTCATTACGATACAACCCGGAAAAAGTTTTTTGAGCTCCTTGATGAGCTTTGCTTGAAATTGACTTTCGAGCATTGACAAATGAGCCTCCTTTCATGTGAATTTTCAAAACTGAAGAGAGAATGTCTATTCTTAAAAATAGCTTTTTTACTCCTCTCTTCATAAAAGGGCATGTTTTTTTCGCGCGGCGGAAAAGCATAAAAAAAGACCGAGACACCGTTTAAGTATCTCGGTCAAATATAAAGTTGTTTGTTATCGTGCTTTCACACTTATAGGGTCAAGTTCGAAGAGACCAGTATCGGAATTATAACTCCGCACTTTAGCCTGTATTCTTACATTACTGCCAACTTTGATATAATCGGCAAGTGTAAGTCCGTCTCCCAAATCATATACGCCAACATCCTTAAACTTAAAAATCGGACCAGGATTTGCAGTATTTTCATCTACATAATCTCCGGCACTAATCAATAAGTCATATCGGGTGTCATAATCATCGTGGTTCGTGAGATATGTAATACATCCATCAAACTCGATAACCTGATTCTTGTGAGCATCTGCGAAATCGGCATACGATTGATCCATATCTGCTTTAAGAGAAAGCATTGCAGCCAATTCAGGAGAATTATCTACCGTCAAAGTATCAACAACAGGTTCTTCAGTTGAAGCGGGTTTGTCGTTCGATTCAGAACTCTCTTTCTCCGGGAATGTATGGTAAGTAATCACAACCTCAACATCTGCCGGGTACCAAGCATCAGCAGAATATCCAGTGTCACCATCCACAGAAACAGATTCAACCTCGCCGTCTTTTGTAAGCCATCCAGTAACAAGGTCATCAAGTTTTTCGAGCTTGATATTCGTGAATCCGCTACTCTCAAATTCCTCGGCAACTTTTTGATAGTCTCTCCCTTTTTGAATACTGGAACCTGACGGAGTTTTAGCTTCACCGTCATGCCCCTCTGAACCGCAACCTGCGATCGTAAATATCATGGCAATTGCCATACACACTGCCAAGAACTTTCTCATCTCATTAACCCATCCTTTCCGAGGGCATTAAAAAAAAGTGCGCCCCCACAATGAGAGACGCACCGAAAAAGTGTCAGCCCTCATTGTTGCCACACAATCTCAATCAAGCCGCAAAGGGACAAATGAAATGAGTAAAGAGAGAAAACACTTTTTACCAAAGCAGTTTTCCCTAAACGACTTGAACATATTAGATTGTGTGGTTCTTATAGTATAGCACAGTCTGAAAGAAAAAGGAAGAACTTTCGGTAAAAAAGTCTTGACTTTTCCATCGACTTGTGCTATGTATTTTGGCTTCTGGTCAAATGCCCACTTTACTTGCCTTATTTATATATTTATTAAAACTTTTTATCGCAATTAAATAAGAAATAAAAGTGGGAAAGTGGGCTTTTTTCACAAGAAAAATTTAAAATCGGCGCAAATCGGCCATTTTGGGGCAAAAAACGCCAAAAAAGTGCCATTTTCAGAAAATGCCTCCGAATTTTTCTGCCCACTTTTGGTTTTCAAAACCGGGCTTTTGCCCACTTTTTCTGGGCTTTTTCCAAGAAAATTGTCCGTACACGCTCAAAAATTTTTTCAAAAGTGGGCTTTTGCCCAAATCCACTAAACAAAAGTGGGCTAAAATTTACCCAATTTTCAAGTATGTACGGACTCATTTCTCTCATCTCCAAACCCGCCCGGTCTTCTTATCAATCAGCACTATCCGCCCTTCAATTTCAAAGTCTGCCAACCTACACAAGTAAAACAATGTATGCAGCAGTTCATGAAATCTTTCCTCTTCCCGGTCAATATTACGAAGAGCTTCATAGACAGTCGGGTCTAAATATCCCTCAGCATTTCGTCGAGGATCACTGGGATTACCCATCTCACGGTACTCCTTTCTCAAGTATTTTCAAAACAGCAACGCCCTCTTTTAAGCTTGCCGGAACATCAATCACTCTTTGATTACGGCTTCCTCTAAACTCCAAATCAAGAGATTTCTCTGTCTGGATAAAAGGACCATCCACCAAAATATCAATCTGTTCCAACAGCTTATCCCGCCGTCCGTACACTTCTTCAAAAAGAAAACCAGTGTAACACCAAACTGTCAGACCCATCTCATGAGCCTTTTCAGCAATGATGCAACACTGGTCAGATTGACAGAACGGCTCCCCACCTGAGAGAGTGATTCCGTCCAGATAATCTTTTCTTTTCGAAATATCAGCAATCAGCTCATCCAAAGAAACGAGCTTACCTGCTTCGAACGAATGGGTTTGAGGATTGTGACAGCCGGGGCAGTGGTGAGGACAACCCTGCGTAAATATCACATAGCGGATTCCCTCACCATCCACAATAGACTCAGGTTCTATTCCTGAAATCCGAATCAACCGAGTGTTTGACACGATCCCGTTCCTCCGCCCTTTTTGAATCGTTCCATTTGTCAAGGGTGCCGACCAAATATCCCGTGATACGTCTGATGCGCTCGAAAGATCCGCCGTTCTCCTCAGTTCGTCCGCAGCAGGGGCAGGTGTCATTGATAATACCATTATAGCCGCAGACAGGGTCACGGTCGACAGGATGGTTGATGCTGCCATAACCGATACCAGCTTCTTTCATGTGTCGGACAACTCGCTCAAATGCTTTCAGGTTTTTGGTCGGATCACCGTCCAGTTCTACATAGGAAATATGACCGGCATTAGTAAGAGCATGGTACGGGGCTTCGATGTCGATCTTCTTAAGAGCCGGGAGATGATAATAGACCGGGACATGGAAACTGTTGGTGTAGTATTCACGGTCAGTAACGCCCTTGATAATTCCGTATCTCTCCCTGTCGGAGCGAAGTAGCCGTCCTGCCAAGCTCTCAGCAGGCGTAGCCAGACAAGTTACATTCATGCCGAGCTCAGAGCTTTTGCGATTGCAATAGTCACGAATATAGCCTACAATTCGCAGACCAAGCTCCTGAGAGAACTCGTCTTCACCGTGATGCTTACCATTAAGCGCTACAAGGCACTCTGCAAGCCCACAGAAGCCGATAGACAGCGTTCCGTGCTTCAAGACCTCTCCAACCGTATCGTCAGGAGAAAGTCCATCAGAATCCATCCAGACGCCTTCCCCCATAAGGAACGGGAAGTTGCGAACCACTCTCGAAGCCTGTATTTTATACCGATCGAGAAGCTGCTGCATCGTCGCATCGAGCATTTTATCCAGCAGTTTGAAGAAAGTAAGATAGTCACCTTTAGACTCAATACCGAGTCGAGGCAGGTTGATTGAGGTGAAGCTCAGATTGCCTCTGCCGGGAGCGATCTCACGAGACGGGTCATAAACATTACCCATTACACGAGTACGGCAACCCATGTAAGCCACCTCCGTCTCAGGATGACCGGGTTTGTAATACTGGAGATTGAATGGGGCGTCGATGAACGCAAAATTCGGAAAGAGTCTCTTAGCGCTTACTTTCATCGCCAATTCAAACAGGTCATAGTTCGGGTCGTCCGGATTATAGTTGACACCCTCCTTAACCCGGAAAATCTGAATCGGGAAGATAGGCGTTTCACCATTTCCGAGACCTGCCTCAGTAGCCAGAAGAAGCTGCTCAATAGCAAGTCGACCTTCCCAAGATGTATCTGTGCCATAGTTAATAGAACTGAACGGAACCTGAGCACCTGCACGGGAATGCATAGTATTCAGATTATGAACCAGCCCTTCCATAGCCTGATAGGTATCACGGGTGGTCTTTTCCATTGCATAGTCAAGAATCCATCCCTTGTCTTTCAGGTCGTTGAGGCGTTCGCAGATAGCATAGCCCTCTCTCAGGTACTTCTGATAAGTGTAACGAACACCTTCCGCCATAGCATAATCGAAATCCACAACACTCTGACCGCCATGCTGGTCGTTTTGGTTCGACTGGATAGCAATAGCAGCCAAAGCAGCATACGAACCAATGCTCTTCGGTGCTCTTAAATGTCCGTGTCCGGTGTTAAAACCGTTTTTGAAGAGCTTACGAAGTTCGATCTGCGTGCAGGTGGTCGTCCACGCATAGAAGTCAAGGTCGTGTATGTGAATCCAACCGTCCCGGTGCAGCTTTGCAATTTCAGGATCAACCAAATACTCCAGATTGTATTCCTTAGCAGTATTGGCGCCATATTGCAGCATAGCCCCCATAGGGGAGTCACCGTTAATGTTGGCATTATCTCGTTTTAAGTCGCTGTCCTTTGCCTGAAGAACGGTAATACTATCAAAGATAGCTTTTACCTTTTCTCCGAACTGTTCATTCATAGAAAACCCTCCTTAAATATCATCCTTGTTGCGATGTAGACTGTGCTCAGCGTCGAAACCGTCAGGGTAACGGGCTTTCAGCTTGTCCACATTCATCTGCATAATGGTTTCTAAATCGTAGCCGATAGCTTTTGCGCTAACGGCGAGATACCAAGCCACATCTCCAAGCTCTTTAGCCATATGTGCAGTGTCCAGTTCATGCCCCTGAAACATGTGCTTTTTCAAAATATCAATGCATTCGCCCGCTTCGCCATTTAAGCCCATCAGACCGTTGAGCAAAAGTCTGTCAGGCGATAACTCGCTTGGTGCAGTGCGAAGTGCTGCCTGCTGATAATCGTTCGGTGTCATGTAAGTGCCTCCTGTAATTCTTATTTACCAGTGCTATAGCCT